ACTAAATTAGAAAAAACATTTGAACTACAAGATTTACAATTAAAAGCCTATGGCGATAATGAAAAGCCAGGTTCAAAAGCTATGTTTAATGCACTAAGACGAAAAGGCCTTATTGATGAGTCAAAAATTGAATATACTGCAAAAGGCAATCCTAGATATGGTAAAGAGTTTTTAGAAGATATTATAGCTGATAAAGAATTAATTAACATATTAAAACTACGTAGTAAATTACAAAAATTTATTGGTACATATCTTAAACCATTTTCAGAATCATCATTACTATATAATTTTAAATTCTACCCGTACTATAACCAAACTAGATCAGAAGACGATTTTGGTACTCGTACCGGCAGATTTTCTAGTAACATTCAACAATTACCAAAAGATTCTGGTGATAACTTTACACTATATGCAGAAGATGACGCCACAATAAATGCTATGCCATCTGTTAGATCATTAATAGTGCCATCAGACGATAATATGGTACTAATAAAACGAGATTTCTCAGGTCAAGAGCTACGAGTAGTTGCGCACTATGCAGAAGGCTCTATTCTTAAAGCATATCAAGCAGATCCTAAAATGGATGTGCATGCGTTTGTAGATAATCTTATACAAGAAATGACTGGTCATCACCTATCAAGAACACCAGTAAAAATGATTAACTTTTTAAAATTGTATGGTGGTGGACCTGCTAAATTAGCAGAACGATTAAAAATACCATTAGAACAAGCTAGAACGTTTTTTAGAGTATATGATGAAGCATTACCAGAGTTTAAAGGGTTAATGAAAGATATAGAAAACCTTGCACGATCTGGTAAAAAAATTCGTACCTGGGGCGGCAGATCGTATTTGGTAGAACCAGCATCACATGACCCACAAACTGGTAGACGTAAAGAGTTTTATTATAAATTAGGTAATGTACTTATTCAAGGCTCTTCTGCAGATATGACAAAAGAAGCAATGATTAGATATTATTATAGTCCTGATAAAAAAGGTAACTTATTAATGACTGTTCACGATGAAATAGTTATTGAAGTACATAAAGATTTTGCGCATGAAGAAATGAAATTACTAAAATGGGCAATGGACGATATACCAGGTTGGGATGTGCCACTATGTTCAGATGGCGCAACAGGTATTAATCTAGGCAAAATGGAGGCATATAAAGATGAGTAAACCTAAAACTTGGTCATACTCTCAATTATCTGGCTATGAAAAATGTGCACATGCACATATGTATAGAAAGGTAATAAAATTACCAGAGCCACCATCTTACTATATGTCAAAAGGTATAGATGCACATTTATTGGCAGAAAACTATTTACTTGGTAAGCATGAGACATTGCCACCAGTGCTTAATAAGTTTAAAAAAGAATTTGCTAAACTATTAGAACTAGGTGCTGCACCAGAAGAAGCATTTGTGCTAACAAAAGATTGGAAACTTATACCAAATGGTTGGAATGCTAAAGATGCTTGGTTAAGATTAAAACTAGATGCCAGAGTAGATAATTACATAGTTGATTTTAAAACTGGTAAAGCATATGATGAACATATAAACCAAGGTAAATTATATGCAAATGTTTTAATGATGCTTAATGCTGATATAAATGAAATAGATGTAGAATTTTGGTACTTAAATAGTGGTCAAGTTACAGACTATAAATTTTATAGAAAAGACTTGGCAAAAGATATTGCAGATTGGGAACAACGTGTATACACTATGCACAATGATACTACATATAATCCAACACCTCACGAATATTGTAAATACTGTTATGTAAAACATTTATGTAATTCTTACGAATAAAATATTCGATTTAAGAAGAGATAATTTTTTATCTATATCAATCTATAGATTTTATATTTTCTCTTCTTAGAAATGATCCTCGTTACAATTTGAGATATATTATGATCGAATCTAAGATAGAAAAATATTTATTTGAAGAAATTAAAAAGCTTGGTGGAATGTGCTTAAAATGGGTAAGTCCAGGCAATAAAGGTGTGCCAGATAGGATAATATTTTTAAACAAACAGATATGGTTTATAGAATTAAAATCTACTACTGGAGAACGAACTAAATTACAAATATTTTTTGAAAAACTTTTATTACAATATACTAACAATTATAAAGTTATAAATTCAAAAGAACAAGTAGACATATTTATAAAGGACATATTAAAATGAGCATTGAGAGAGAACTACTAAAGAAAGTTATATCTGGCGACAATAAAGGTGATTTCTTTATCAGTTATGATCTATACAAAGAGATTTATGAATTTCTCATTCACCCTGAGCAGACTGAGCAAGAACCTGTGGCTTGGCATTATATCTATGATGATGGAATAACCGTGCGTGAACGTGTAACTGAATATATGCCGTTAGGTAAGTATTATACAGTAACACCTCTCTACACTGCACCACCAAAGCGTGAGTGTATAACAGATAAGGAAATATACAACCATTGTTGTGCGATGGACAGCTCATACACATGTAATTTTATCGATGGTGTGGAGTGGGCTGAAGAACAGCATGGTATTGGAGGTGGGGGATGAGTAACTTTAAGCCACATGATTATCAGCAAGATGGTATAAATTGGGTACTATCACATCAAGGTGCAGGATTATTCTTACCACCAGGGTTGGGTAAAACCAGTATTACTTTATCAGCAATAGACATATTAAAACAAGCAAATGAAATAGATAGAGTACTTATTATCGCGCCATTAAGAGTGTGTTATATGGTATGGCGACAAGAATCAGTAAAATGGAATTTTCCATTTACAATAGGTCTATTACATGGTAAAGAAAAAGATACAGTAATAAGACAAAAGCATGATATATATTTAATAAATCCAGAAGGCATAAATTGGTTAGTAAATAATCATATGAAACTATTTAGTAAATATAAATTTATGCTTGTGTGCGATGAATCAACTTTATTTAAAAATCATTCATCACTAAGATTTAAAATGTTAAAATATATACTACCATTTGTTAAAAGAAAACTTATATTGACAGGTACTCCTGCACCAAACGGTCTATTGCAACTTTGGTCACAAATATTTATACTAGATAATGGTAAAAGACTTGGTAAAAATATATCAGCATTTCGCAGGCAATGGTTTATACCAAGTTATAATGGTTTTAGCTATATAATGAGAGATGGTGCAGATGAACAAATATATTCTGCAATAAACGATATAGTAATGCATAAAAGTACAGATGAATTAGAACTACCAGAAAAATTATATAATACTATATTAATACAACTACCAGTTAATGCATTAAAACTATATAAAGATATAAAAAATGACTATATATCGCAAATAGAAAATGAAACTTTAATTACGGCAATGAACGCTGCATCACAAGCTTCTAAATTAAAACAAATAGCCAATGGTATGCTATATGACAATGACAAAGAAAGTATAGACGTACATAATGAAAAACTATCCGCGCTAGAAGAATTGGTAGACTCACTTGGTGGTAGACCATTGTTAGTGGTATATGAATTTAATCATGATTTACATAAATTACAATCAACATTTAAAAATGCACCACACATTGGTGGAGGAGTAACAGGTAAAGAATTAGAAACAATAGTAACAAAATGGAATAAAGGTGAATTACCAGTACTATTAATTCAACCTAAATCTGGCGGTCATGGACTAAATATGCAAGATGGTGGCTGTCATGATATAGTTTGGTACAGTATAACATTTGATTTAGAACTATATGACCAAGTTAATTCAAGAGTACATAGACAAGGTGTAAAAAATACTGTTACTATACATCATATAGTTGCAGAAAACACAGTAGATAAAAAAATAATGGGTGTGCTAGAAGGTAAAGCAGAACTACAAGATGCATTACTAGATAGTCTATTAAAATAAATGTATTATTATAAGTAAAAATATGATAAAATTTACCTTCATTTATAAATATAGTTAGGAGTTAATATGTTAATAACTAGAACATCACCAGTTACTAAAATAACTGCAACATTAGATATTGATATAACAGAAGAACAAATGTTTCAATGGCTACATGGTACTTTAATACAAGATGCAATGCCAAATATTAGTGCAGATGAGCGAGAATTTATAAAGACCGGTATACAACCAGATGATTGGGAGTACTTAATGGGAGAAAAGATATGAAAGCATATATAGCAGCACCATGGTTTACACCAGAGCAAATGAATTTACTTGAACTGGTAAAAGAAACAGTGCTAAAAACAAATATAAATATTTTTTCACCAAAAGATGAAAATATGTACACACCAGGTGAAACATCTGCAATAGACGTGCTACTTGGTAATTGTAATGCTATTGAGTCATGCGATTTGGTAGTTGCAATAACCAATGGTAAAGACGTTGGCACTATGTGGGAAGCCGGTTATGCTTTTGCAATAGATAAACCAATAGTATACGTATGGGTAGACAGATTGCCCGGTCAAAAGTTTAATTTAATGTTAGCCGCATCTGGTGCTGTAGCATATAATATGCATGAATTAGATGGGTTGTTAAATAATTTTATAGACTATGGTATGTTTCTTGACGATAGAATAAATCGTAGTGGTGAAATAGAATGAAAACAATGCAAGAATTTTATATGCAAATGTTAAATTTATCGCATATAAAAAGATACTCTGTAATACCAAGAATACATGATGAAAGTATTGCAGAGCATTCTTTTTTTGTTGCGTCTATAGTAATAAAATTATATAATGACTATGATTTTCAAATAGGCAATGCAGTATCTATGGCTATATCGCACGATTGGACAGAGTCATATACTGATGATATAACTGTAGCAACCAAACGAGCATATCCTAGTATAGCTAAAGCAGTAGAAAAAGTAGAAGCCAAAGTGGCTAAACATGAATTTGATCCTGTAGTGTATAACTTATGGAAAGAGTACAAAGAAGGTACATCTATAGAGTCAAAAATTGTAAAGTATGCAGATACATTACAAGTAATACAATACGCACAAGGCGAAGTAAACATGGGCAATAGTGCATATTTTAAAAGTGTGGTAGAAGATGCAACGTTTAGGGCATATAAATTAGAAGGTGAATTACATGTATACAAAAGAAGCAAAAACGTCAATAAGAAGTAAAGATTGGAATCAATTTTCTGATGAAGTATTTTCACATATAGAAGTATACACTATACCACAATATGGTGATAAAGGCGAAGATATAGCATCAGACTATAATGTAGAAGATTGTATTAGAAATATAAAACGCTATATAGCCCGAACTGGTAAAAATAGTAGACCTGGTCAAGACCAACTTGATTTAATTAAAATAGCACATTACGCGCAAATGGCGCATACATTACTTGGAGAAAAAAATGCCTAAAGACACTATGATAGATATTGAACCAATGCATACAACGTTAAAATTTGGCGAACCTGGACATCTTGAGTTTGTAGAGCAATTAAATAATATTGATATTAAAATTGTAGGCGCGCCATCAATAGAAGAGTTTAGAAAAACTATATCAGTGTTTATGATGAACACTTGGAATGACCATTTGCGATACGATTTTGATGATAGTGCTATTGACCAATGCATTAAAGATTTATTTGCCGGCAAAATATTACCAACTGGTATGGAAACAATTGGTATAACATGGACTGTATCTGG